AATTTCAGTGATACTGACCAAATGACAGATACACCTACTAATAACTTTCCTACCTTAAATTCACTTAATCTAGTAAATGGTGAATTAAAGCAAGGTAATCTTTATTATACTAATGGTGCTAATTGGCTTAATGGTGTCACAGGCAGTCAATCATTTTCTGCGGGTAAATGGTATTGGGAAGTAAGACCAACAGGTAGTTATTGGTTTATAGGTATTCAAGATGTAGATAGTGAGCAAACTGCTAGTAGTGCTAATGGTGCTTATAAATGGACTTATGCTCAAAACGCAAAAAAATACAATAACACAACTTATGTAGATTATGGTGCTACTTATGCATCTACAGATATTATTGGTGTGGCTTATGATGCTGATAATGGAACATTAACATTTTATAAAAATGGCTCAAGTCAAGGAGTTGCGTATAGTGGTCTTGATACCTCAAAAAGATATGCTCCTTTTGTAAATTCTTATGGCTCTGCTATGGCTTTAAATTTTGGTCAAGATGGAGATTTTGCAGGAACAGTGACTGCTCAAGGAAACGCAGACGGAAATGGCTATGGTGATTTCTACTACGCACCACCCTCTGGCTATCTTGCACTATGTACTCAAAACCTAGCAACTGAATTATCCCCTACGATTGATGATGGTAGTCAATATTTTAATACATTACTTTGGACTGGTAATGGTGCAGATAACAGAAGTATTACAGGAGTAGGATTTCAACCAGATACAGTTTGGTATAAAGAAAGAAATAGTGGAGTAAGTCATAGATGGGTTGACGCAGTTAGAGGCTCAACTAAATTACTTTTTCCTAATAATAATGATGATGAATTTACAGATGCTAATGAACTACAAGCATTTGAATCTGATGGTTTCCAAGTAGGTAATGATGGCTCAATTAATGGCAGTAGTGATACTTATGTTGGTTGGTGTTGGAAAGGCTCAAATACAACTGCTTCTAATAGTGATGGCTCAACCACATCTACAATATCAGCTAATCAAACTAGCGGATTTAGTATTGTTAGTTATACAGGAACAGGTAGCGTTGCTACGATAGGGCATGGGCTAGGCAAAGTTCCTGCCATGATGATTGTCAAGAGGAGAAGTGGTGCAGATGATTGGGCAGTATATCATAAAGCACGAGGCGAAGAACTTATGTTCCGATTAAATACTACTTCTGCAGAACATGGTGATTTACATTTTTGGAATGATACAGCACCAACTTCATCTGTGTTTACAGTCGGTACTAATTCTGAAGTTAATGCTTCTGGTCAAACTTATATTGCTTATATTTTCGCAGAAATAGAAGGCTACTCTAAATTTGGCTCTTATACAGGTAATAATAGTACAGACGGAGTGTTCGTGTATACAGGCTTTAGACCTGCTTTTATTATAACTAAAAAGACTGATGGTGCATCTAATTGGGGTATGTTAGATGCTACAAGAAGTTCTTTTAATCTTGCTGATGATTGGTTAGGAGCAAATTTATCTAATGCTGAAAGTGTAGAAACAACCAGAAGTGCTGATTTATTATCAAATGGTTTTAAAGCAAGAGGTGCTAATGGAGATATAAACCATGATTCCCCATACATCTACATGGCTTTTGGTCACACATTTGTTGATAGCAATGGCAATCCTAATACTGCGAGATAATGAAACTATTAGTATCAATTTTGTTTCTATTTACTCTTGTAGCAACATTTACAGATGTCAAAGCTGAAACGAATACAGTTAGTTCTACTGTCGTTAATAATACACCCCCTACTGCTAATTCCCCTGCAATCAATATAGTTAATAGTGATGTATGTAAGACTTCAAGTGTCGGTGCAATTCAACTACCTTATATTGGTGCATCAGGTGGCACTACAATTACAGACCTTAATTGCGAAAGAATTAAACTAGCACGAAGTCTTTACTCAATGGGAATGAAGGTTGCAGGTGTTTCTATTCTATGCCAAGACGCAAGAGTTTTTGATGCTATGATTATGTCTGGAACACCTTGCCCATACATGTCTGATATAGGTGAAGATGCCTTAAAACAATGGGAACAAAATCCTGATAAAGTTCCTCAAGGTAGCACTGCTTTAATTAAACCAAAACCAATTAAACAAGAAACAAAAGAAGGAGATATAGATGGTCTTAAAAATTTTGGTCTTATGGCTCTTGGTTTGCTTCTCATATTCTAAAGCTGAAGATTGCTCTACTGACACTATAGGTTTATGTACTCCCTTAGTGACAGATATAATTACTGAAGAAAAAGTCATTGAAGAAGAAACTGATAGTACAGGTATCTATATAACCGAAACTACTACAACCACCACAACAACAACCACAGTCACTAATGAAGATAGCAAAGATATATTAGATGGCAGTAATGGATTTGTTTCTACATCAAAAGAGGGTGATATGGATATTGATTGGGGTGGGCAGGGTAGTGCCTCAATGCCTTCTGGTAGTTATTGTAATGAATTAGGAACAGATAAATGTGCTGAGATTACAGACAGTAATTTAACAACCTTTTATCAGCAAGTAGATATTTCAGAACTAGATATTAATTATGGTGGCACTACTGAATATACAATCAAAGTAGATAAACAAGATGAACAAGATAGTGTTTATATGAAAGTCATTGGTAGAAATGGAAATACGGAAGTCTTTAATGGTACTGATGTTTTATCAGCTTCAGGTGTTAATAGTGGGTATCAACAATATCAAGGCAATTTTGATTTCTCAGGAAAGATAACTAATCTCATTATTGAAGTAGGGGGTAGAGATATTAATCTAGCGGTGGGAGTTCTATTTGATGATGTGAGTATTAATGTTTTATATAATGTTATTGAAACAATCATTACGCAAGAAATTACAAAGATAGAAACTTTTATTGCTTTAAACCTAGACCAACCAGAATTAATTGATGTCGCTGAAGATGTATTTAAATTCAATGATGTATCTAAACAAGATGATTTTATTATGTTTGAGCCTATAGAAGCTGAGCCAATGGAAATATCTTATGAAACTGTTGAAGCAGAAATAGAAGCACCTGTTATTGAAGAAATAAAAATAGAAGAAGCACCTATGGAAGAAATCATAGAAGTTGAAATGGAAGAAGTCGTAGAAGAAATTGTAGAAGAAACTGTAGAAGAAGTTGAAGTTGCAAAGGTTGACGAGCCTGTGGATGAGCCTGTTGAAGAAACAAAAGAAGAACTCAAAGAAGAAGTAAAAGAAACCAAACAAGAAAAAGCCAACAAGATAGTCAAGAAAATGGGTGATAAAGGTAAATATGATGCCAACAATCAAACAAAGACTTTAGTTGTGATGCAAGTCTTAGCAGGTAGTAAGAGTTTCTTTGAACAACCTCAGCTACCACAGATACAAGGATTTTTTGATAATAGAACTTTGCCAGATGCTGAAATAATTGATAATAATATTTTGATGTATAATTTGTTTATGAATAATGATTTAGGACACAATGAATTAGTGGATTTACAATGGAAGTAGAATATCAAGGAATGAAATTTAAAGGTGGTAAGTTCTTTATTATCTTATCATTAATGGGTGCAATTATTGGTGGTGGTTGGACTGGCTACAAATTCTATGATGACTACTTAGATATGAAAGCCAAGATAGAAGGATATACTGCACCAGATTTAAGTCATATTGATGAACAGATTGCAGTTCTTAAATCCGAGGTATCAATGGTATTAGAGGAAGTTAGTTTGGTTAATGATGTGGCACAAAGCCTAAAAAATGACCTTAGAGACGATATTAAGACCATGAAAGCCGATATAAGAGCCATAGACAAGGTAGTTAATGATATTGAGGACAGAGTTAAGGCTAATGAAAGAGAGATATCTGAGGACTTCAAAATCCTTGAAAAAGAGATAGATGACAAGATAAAAAAGTCTTTATCTAATCCATTGGCAGGGATAAAATAAATCATGACTAATCTTAATGAAATACAAGAAGAACTAAACAAACACAGACAACTTAATAAAGACCTTAAATCCGATAATAGAAAACTCAGGAAAGACCTAAAAGATAAAGATCAAGAGATTACTGATCTTAATAAATATAATATGCACATTACTAAAAAATTGCTTATTGCTACTGATCCTGAAGAGAAAAATATGTATTTGACAACAAAGTTAAATGAACTTAATAAAATATCTATAGACGCAAAATTAAACGAGGTACACAATGCCAAGGCAAGCAGACAAGATTAATAAGTTGGATAAAGAAGTATCTTTAATACAAAAAGATATTGAAATTATTAAAAATAATCATTTAAAACATATTGAAGCTGATATCAAAAAAATTAATTATGTTTTATGGTCTGTTGGTATTTTAGTTTTATCTAATTTAATTATCTTAGTTAGAGACTTAGTTGGCTAAAAGATCACAAGTCACAAATTCTGTTTACGAACCTAAACCCAAACGCACCTCTATCGGCAGAGGTAATGTGAAAATGTCATCTATGAATAAGCATAGAAGAAGGAGCTATAAGAAGTATAATAGACAGGGTAAATGACGAATATTTGCTTATGGATGAAAAACAACAAAAGGGTGTAAGCTCTGAATTAATTGCTGAGTATTACTTAACTAAAGCTGGCTATATCGTTTATTCTAAAAAATCCGTACAGAGTCCTGTTGATTTAATTGCCATCAATCCAGAAGATGGTGAAATATTATTAGTAGATGTTAAAACTGCCAGTATTAGACAAACCAATTTTCAAAAAGGAACAACTATTAGACGATCAGCAAATGAAGAACAAAAACGATTAAATGTTTGTTTTTTATATGTATATGATAATAAAATGTGCGAGTTGATAATGTATAAGGATAATACTAGAATAACGAAAATTTTAAATGAGGTTTTAGTATGAACTTAGAAAGATTAAAAAAGGATATCATAAGGTTTGAAGGAATTGAATATACCCCCTATATTTGTTCGGCTGATAAAGAAAGCATTAAAATTGATGGAAAACCTAGATATACAGTTGGAGTCGGACATCTTATTCTTCCAACTGAGTCTCACCTTTTAAATAGACAAAAGCCTTTGACCAATGCAGAGGTCATGGTTCTCTTTGAGAAAGATTTGTCTATTGCTATGAATGAGGCAAAAAAATTTATTAATCCATCTTCTATTGAACCTGAAGCATGGGAAATAGTTTGTCATCTTTCATTTTGGCTGGGATATCCAACCTTGGCTAAATTTAAAAATACTCAGAAAGCACTAGAGAACCAAGATTATGTTTTGTGTGCTGAAGAGCTTTTAGACTCTAATTTATATCGCTCTACTTTTAAGGGAGTTAAAAATAGAATTATCGAATTATCATCTAGGATGAGGGATATCTAATGTTAGAAAAAATATTAAGTGGTGGTCTTGTGGGTAGTGTTGGAAAAATCGTAGATGAATTACATACAAGCGATGAAGAGAAAGCTCAAGCGAAGATAAAACTACAAGAGTTAGAGAACCAATTAAAATTAAAACAAATGGATATAAATTTAGCTGATGCTAAATCTACAGCTACAGGGATTGGTGGAACACTACAAAGAATGTGGAGACCATTAATTGGTATTAGTTGTAGTCTAGCGATAATGTGGGAATTTGTTTTAAAGCAGTTTATTGTTTTCTTTTTAGCTGTTTTTAAAGTTGAAACTTTACCCTTGCCAAGTTTAGATATGACTGTTTTAATGCCTTTGGTTATGGCTATGTTAGGCATGGCTGGGATTAGAAGTTTTGACAAACTCAAAAAAACTAATTCAGATAAATAACAAAGGAGTCAACTATGTTAGGTAAATTAAAAGAATGGTTTGATGCTTTCACAAACTTAAAATCATGGGTGCAAATATCAGTTATAATTATATTGGTAGTATTGCTTCATCATTACATTTTACATTAAACACTATTTCAGGAGAGAATGACCACGATTTTGTAAACAGTTCTGTTGTATCTGTTTATATTCGTAGTCCATTTTAGGGGTTAAAAATAAAGTGCCTATTCTTAAATAATAATTATAGACATAGGCAAACCCCTCTCTTGTTTTATTCATATGCTCTAAAGCCAATTCTCGGCATAAAATAATATCATTAGTGACATTATCAGATTGTGACTCAGGGAAAGTTCCTGATCTGCCAGCAGTATCAACCACTGGTTTATAAGTACAATTAGTTATTAATAAAAATGCGATAAGTATTTTTTTCATTATTTGCTCCTTTTTAAAATTTTTTTAGTCTTGATTAAATAGGGATCAAAACTTCCCCCATTATAACAGCGAATACATCTATAATTTTGAGGCATATATTCCAGCATCATAGCTCTGGTAAATTTTCTTTTGCACCTTGAACATTTTTCAATATTAAAATCTTTCGTTGATAGTTTAGTGACTGACATAGAAGAAGCAGACTTATGCCTGCTCCTTTGGTAAATATTGTTTTAAATATGCTCTTTGAAAAATTACACAATCAAGTTCTAGGCTGAAATTCCAATGATCTCCATTTGGTGCATTTTCACAATGTAAGGTATTACTGTCTAATGGATGTACTAACCACTGATATCTTTTACACTTAGAAACCCAAGCATAATATTTTACTGCTTTGAAATGTGCATCAGCATGATTAGTTTCCCAAATACCCACGATACCCTTACGACCTAAGCCAAAGTCTTTTCCAACTCTGTTATGGTTATGCTCGTTTACTACTTCAAATAAGAAATGATATTTTTGCATTTTGTTCTCCCTTCTTGGAACAGGCTTACGCCTGCTCCTTTTTAAAATCATCAACCCAAACATTTATAATGTTTTGTTTTACATTTAGTATTAATTGCAACTGCTCTTTATCCTCAAATAATTCTGGCTTGTGAGTTGCTAATGCGATTAAATCTACGATGTTTAGTTCTTTGTTCATTTTGTTCTCCTTGTTAGTTTTATTAATGTTCATAGTTATTTTATACATGAAAATGTTCACAATTACAAATTATTTAAGAACTTTTTTTTAATTTTTTTTACGATGAAAAATAAGGCTTTTGGGGGATATAGGAGAACTGAACAATAAAAAATACCCCCCAAAACTGGTTATAGGATGGTTTGACTCCTAGATTTTTGCAAATCAGACTCATATAATCTGATACCATCTTTTATAGCTTCCCATTCTAAATCGGTGCTATAAGTAAATTTA